CTTTAGAGAATGTAGTTGTTGGCCACTACCATAAGACATCAAGTAATACCGAAGCTTCAATGTATGGTGATGTTTTTAGCGTTCACTCCGTTGGTTGTTTGTGTGGTAAAACTCCTTATTATATGCCAATAAATAAATGGAACACTGGCTTTGCTTATTGCGAACTAGATATTAAAACAGGTAATTATACTTTTTACAATCTAAAAATTATTAACGGTAAAATATATTAAAACCTAATTTTAACACAGCTTAATAACCTAATTCAAATACAGAATTAATTGGAATATGATTCCATAAAAAGATAACATATTAACTAAATACAATAATTTTAATCACAATAGATAATATATGAAACAAACCCCGAAACAATACGCCGATTATTTATTAAGGAAAATGACTGTTGATTTAACTATTGATTTTGAACAAACAAAACTTTGCTCATTAGTTGCAATAGATGAAATATTAAAATTAAAAAATATAAGTTATTATAAAAATGTTAAACTAGAAATTGAAAAATTATGACAGGATTAAGACATGCACTCAAAGAATACTTTATGGTTCATCAAATAGCTGGAAGCAACCCTATCTTAGCATTCGATAACTTAAAACAGCAATATGTTGTATTTTGGTACTTCAAAGAAAATACTATTATTAATTTAGGATATGAAATAATTTTATAGTATATTTGCAATAGTTATAGCTTAGTGGAGCTTTTTAACAATCAAAAAATATTGCCTTATTTCCTGAGTAGTGCCACTACACGAAAGGGATATAAGGCTTTTTATTTATATGGCAATTAACAAAAAAGGTTTTATTTTATATGCTGACCAAAAAGCATTATTCGACCAATTAACAAATGATAAAGCTGGAGAATTAATCAAGTTTATTTTTTCGTATGTTAATGATGAAAATCCAACAACTGAAGATATAATAATTAATTTAGCTTTCACTCCGATAAAACAACAACTTAAAAGAGATTTAGCTAAGTTCAATGAAATCAAAGAGATAAGAAGCAAAGCTGGTAAAATTGGAATGGAAAAAAGATGGCAAAGTATAACAAATGATAACAAACCATTACAAGCCATAACAAACATAACTGTAAATGATAATGTAAATGATAATGTAAAAGTAAATGATAAAGTAAAAGTAAATGATAATGTAAAAGATATTAATAATTATTTTAAAGAATTACCAACCTCAACTAATTTTGAATTAATTTCTATTGCCTTAAATATTCCAAAAGATAAATTAACTTTAAAAATTGCAGACTTTAAAAAAACTTCTAAAATTGATTATCTTAACTTTAACGAATTCTGCAACCACTTTAAGAACTGGGCCAATAAAAACAATTCATCTAACCTAAAACTAAAAACTTCATTCAAATGATTCCAGCAAATACAAAATTAGAAGGACAATTCTTAGGAGGATTATTAATTAATTCAAGTGAATTTAAGTATATTCAAGAACTTTTTCACGAAGAACTGTTTTACGATGAAAAAAACCAATTAATCGCTAAAGCTATTTTAGGCTTAAATAACGCATCAAAAACTATTGACCTTGTAAATGTATCAAACCAATTAGAAAGTACGTTTAAAATCAATCCTATTAGCTTTTACGACCTATCCTTGCTAACTAATGATGCTATCCTAAATAGGTTCGATGAGAAAATAGTTATTCTTAGTGAGTTTTACATTAAAAGAAAAATGATGTTTAAGCTTTCAGAACTGCTAGAAAAAACTCAAGAATCAACAAGTGATGTATTTGAACTTTTAGCAGATAACGAAAAAAATACAAATGAAATATTTAACAAAATATCTATTAGCAAAACGTTTACTGCTTTAGATTGTGCTATCGAAATGGACCATCACTTAGATAAAATTGATAAGTTAGTTGATGGCGAATTAATTGGTTGTGATACTGGATTTAGTGAACTTAATAAACTTACTTCAGGATGGCAGAATAGCGATTTAATTATATTAGCAGCTCGACCAGGTATGGGTAAAACTTCATTAATGCTTAACTTTGTTAATTCGGTATTGAATCAAAATAAGTCGGTATTAGTGTTTAGTTTAGAAATGTCTAAGCTTCAACTATATGCGAGAATGTGTTCGCAAATTACATCGATTCCACTTTACAAATTTTTAAAAGAAAAAATGAATCCTTATGAAAAAGAATTGTATAAAAATGAAACCTTTAAGTTATCGAACTCACAATTATTAATTGAAGATAAAAGTGGAATTAATATAAATTTTATTAAAGTAAAGGCCCGAAAGTTAAAACGTGATAAAGATATTAGCATGATAGTTATTGACTACATTGGACTTATTGACAAAGGTAATAATAACAAAAGTACTAACGATCAAGTTGCTGAAATATCAGGTGCTTTAAAAGGATTAGCAAAAGAACTAAACATACCGATTATATTATTAAGCCAACTCAGTAGGGAAGTTGAGAAGCTAAATGATAAAAGACCAATGCTATCACATTTAAGGGATTCAGGAGCAATAGAACAGGATGCGGATATGGTAATGTTTATTTATCGACCTGAATATTATGGAATTATGGACGATGGAGCTGGTAACTCAACTATTGGCAAGGCAGAATTGATAGTTGCTAAACATAGGAATGGAGCATTAAGCGATATAATTGTTAACTTTAACGGCAACTGTACAAACTTTTATTGATATGAATAAGAAAATTAAAGTTAAATATTTAAAATTAGGAAGAGAAAATATATGGGGATTGGCTCATTGCGGACTTAATCTTATCGAACTTGATGTTAGATTAAAAGGTAAAAAGCACCTAGAAATATTAACTCATGAAAGTTTACATATATTACTTCCTGAACTGGAAGAAGAAGATATTGTAAAGCTCAGCGTAATATTAACAAAAACTTTATGGTCTGAGGGATATCGGAAAATAGATAATAACAATGATATGCAATTACAAGATGGAAGTAAGTAATATTATCCACAAAAATTAACTTAATGTAGAAATTAACCAACAAATAAAAATATGAATTACGAAAAATTTAAACAAATTATTGATTTGCAAATAGCTCACAATAAAACAATAGATGAACTTTATAAATTAAAAATTGATTTATCGGAAACCTTTGATACACTTGGACGAGCAAATGATTTATTATGGACTGAAGTATTAACCGAAAATGGTGATTATCATTTATGTTATTATTTATACGAGATGAATGGAATGTATGGAACTCCAGACCTTAACGAAGAATATAAAGATATAAAAGAACTGTATGATTATTTAATAGAAAACAAAGGATTCAAATGAATGTAACCGATTTTAATAAAGTAATTGAAAAAAGAATTGATTTGATTAAGTCTATTATGTTATCGAAAGGCAAAGAATATTCTACCGATTCCGATAAGTTCCATAATTTTAAACAATCAGTTGGTATAAGCTTTCATACTTGCCCCGAGAAAATAGCTTGGGAATTTGCAACTAAACACTTTCAATCCATTAAAGATACTTTAGATTCAGTTGATAATGGAGCTGTAAACTTTACCGATAAATATATTGAGGAGAAAATAGGCGATGCAATTAATTATCTTATTCTTATCGAGGGGATGCTTAAAGAACGATTATATGACAAATGTATTGATAACTGATATATATTGCCGATAACGTTTTGCAAATTGGCGTAGTACGGATTTAAAACTAAAATATATGGAAGAAATAACAATTTACAAGTTTCAATTAGAAACGATTATTGAAGCCTTACGGATAACTTCAAATATTCATAATAGTAGTAAAGGTGTTACGTGCCACGATAGGCAAGTTAGACAGGCTTATGAATATGCTAAAAACGCTTTGAAAGGCGAAAAAGATACAGAAGTTACTTATATGAAAGGATTGTAGTATTACGCCAATTTGCTGTTATAGCATCGTTTTAATGTGCCATAACGGTTTCGGGCTTTGCGTTCGGCAGGGCTTAGAAGCACAAAAGTTGACTTAAAAAACTAAAATTTGATAATATGAACACAGATGATTTGAAAAACGAAACCCCTGCTGACGCAAAACCCGTGTTATGTGCTGTAAAATTTACGGATTATGAACGAAATATTTAATGTAAAAGACAAATTGCCTGATGTAGAATGTGGAAGTTTTTTAGTGTATGCACCAAAAAGTTTTCCTAAAAATAGCCGTTGGTTAGTGGCTGAATATTATGATGATGTGAAAGGTTTTTATAGCGAAAGTTCTGAAAACTTTTTGGAAGATGTTACTCATTGGACAAAACTTCCTGATGAACCGAAAGTGTAGTAAATTTTATTGCACATAACTACTTGATAAAACTAATAAATGTAACTCAAATATGAAGCAACTAACTAAAAGTAAAACAATTAGATTTACTGAACAGCAAATCAATAGTTTAAATATTTTACAAAATTATGGAGTTAATGTAAATCAATTTGTTCGTTTGGCGATTAAAGAAAAATTACAAAAAGAATGGAAATATATTAAAGAAATAAAAGACAATTTTTGTCCTTTCTAAATTCAGCTACTTAACTAAAGCAAAAACTAAACAGGACACCCCAAATATTATACTGATTCCTTTTAAACGCTTTTGTTTCTTTACTTCCAGGCTCAAACCTTTCATTTGAATAGTTAGTGATTTGTTTTCTTCGTCTTTAAACTTAATTATACTTACTTGATTTCCGATAATAGTTTGTAACTTATCTTCGTTCTTTTTATATAAATTAACTTGGTTAACTTTTAAAATTAGTTGTTGCTGGCATAATGAATCCGATAAATAATAGGTTTCAGCTTTATGATATTGCTTTGCTAAGAACTTAGCTTTATCGGAACTAAAACAAATTAAAGTATCTTTATTATTTATAATTAAACTTTGAGAATATGCTGTCAAATTCAGCAACAAGGTTATTATTATTAAGGGAATCAATTTCATTTACTTTGGTTTTATATTTTATTATTACTGTTTGTTTCTTATTCTCCAATAAGTTTAGTTCCTGAGTGTATTTATCAATAATAACTTTATTCTTTTTTATATCGAAATACAAGCTATCATTAACTTTATTCAAACTATCAATTTCTATTCTATAACTTCTAATTATTCCTAATTCGTTATAAGGAGAATATAAAAACCACAATATCAATAAATGGACACATAATGTTATCAAGCATAAAAAAACCGATTTATTGAACATGACAATTATTTTCTTGTACTGAATTTATCTATTGTAGTCAATCCTAAACAACCAAATGCTAAAGCTGTAACACATTCAACTAAGGTGTCCGATGGTTTTATATGCTCGGGTGTAAACTGATTAGCAAATAAAGTAGCACAAAGCATAACAGTACATATAATTCCACATACTCTTTTGCTAGATACTACTCCGCTTTCATCTTGTAATATTTGTTTTATAAAGTTTTTCATTTACCCTAATTTTATATGATAATTATTCTTTTTTACCCCTACTTTTGGTTATTTTACTTTGTAGTTTCTCGATTAACATTTCAATCCGTTGCTCCAATAATTCTATTCGTTTTTTGAGTTCGTTGATTTGATCCTCATAAATTGTAATTACTTTGTTATTACCTGAAGCTTTTAGTTCGTTTCTACTTTTAAAGTAATCCCAAACATCCTTGCCTTTTAGTACACCTATCAAGGCGACTACTATGCCAACAATAGTAACTTGGTCCATTTTATTTAATTGCTAAAATTTGTTTTCTGTTTTTAACTGTATAGGATATATGCACCCAAGTATAATCGTACTCATTTATTAACTGGTCAAACTCTAAATTCTCTTTGCACCAATCAAATAACTTTTTATTTTCTTCTTTATTACCTCCGCTTAAATCAATAGCTTCACCCTTTACATGCTGACTTGTTTTCGAACCGCCTACTTTTGCATTAAGTGATTCACATCTAAAAAAAGAATTAACCTTAATAGGTTTTTTATACCATTCCCTTAAAGGCTCAAAGCATTTCTCAGCAACTAATTTCATACAAGCTAACTGAGTATCACTTGGATTGTTTTCTATTCCAAATCTAGTCGCTGTATTGCTTACAGTTGCTTCATCAAAACTAATGTGCTTACTTATCATTTCTTACTTTCTAATTGTTCAACTCTTCGTTCTAAACTATCATGCTTAACATCCTGGACCATTACCATAGTTTTAATGTCATTAAGGTCTTTACTCATCTTCATCAAAGCATTAACCCCTAATGCCCCGATGAAAGATAAGATGGCTATCAACCCCGATACAAGCCATAAGAGAATATCAAATTGTGTCATTATATATTAATTAAGTTCCATTTATTATCATTCCAAAAATATTGCTTATTATCGCTAGGATAAGGTATTGGTGCTTCCCATTTAAAGTCTACTAAAATCCAATCTTCGTATGGCTTAGGTGCTATAAAAACATCATTCACACTATCATAACTAAATCCTATTCCAGCATAAACATTCCTAAAATTATAATTATAAGATGTTTGCTTTATCGTATCGTAATCATAAATACTTTTAATATTTAATGAATCTATAAAATCAACTCCTAATTGCTCAACTTCAATTCCATTGTTAGTAATAACTTCGTTATCAATAACTATTACAGCTATCACAATACTTTCTTTTATAAGTGCAAAGTTTGCCATTATTGAAATTTATATTTTATTATTACTATTCCCGAACCTCCATTACCACCAAAAGGAAAACCCGTTGTATATGCTCCAGCACCACCTCCACCCGATCCTGTATTTGCAGTTGCACTTGTTACCAAAACAGCAGTAGAAGCACCTGAGCCTCCATTACCAGCTCCACCCGTTCCACCCGTTCCTCCAGCTAAATTATAACTTCCACCTCCACCACCGCCAGCATAAGTTACTGAAGTTCCTGATATCGAACTTGCTAATCCATTACCACCAGGTTGACCAGTCCAAGATGCAGATGAAGTACCATCGGTTCCAGCACCACCGCCACCGCCAGCTCCAAAAGATGAAGAGGAACCTCCATTTTTACCTTGCCCTACCGTACCTAATGGAGTAGCAGGAGTTGAAGTTCCACCAGCACCACCGCCACTACCATTAAGAGTAACAGCATTAGTAGTTCCATATCCTTGTCCTTTTCCACCTCCATAAGGAGCTATTGAATTAAAAGATGAAGACACCCCATTATTACCCGATTGACCACCTCCATTACCAGTACCTCCACTACCAACAACAACTGGATAAGTTTGAGCTGTAATAGATAATCCTGTATTTGTTAAATAACCACCAGCACCACCGCCACCATTACCAACTCCAGCACATGGGCCACTTCCACCTCCACCACCAGAAATAACTAAATATTCAACTACATTATTTGGAGCAGTTCCTAACTGACTAACTACAAAATTTGAACTTGATAAAAAAGTATGAATTTTATAATCTCCGACTGTTGTTATAGTTCCACCTGTTGCAACTGTAAATTGTACTGGTGGCACTTTATTCATTAAAGGTATTAAATTGTAATACATTATGCTTGTGTGTTAATTCCTAAAACATCAAATTTAGTATCTGTATCATTCCAAACCAAACCAATATAAATAGTTTTACTAATAGTTGTTGTAGTTGGTAATGTTACTCCGATGGCCCGATAGTTAGTTCCAAAGGCTATTGTTTGCGCAGTTCCATTATCTTTTATTCTTATTATCATAGCTTGCCCTTCAGACATTGTGCCAGTTGGATTTGCTATTGTTAAGCCTGTAGCCTGAGCTGTTATCTTAACTAAATCATTTGTTGATGTTGGTGTTACCGTTGCTGAACTTGTTACACTTTGAACTCTCGGAGCATAATCCGCTTTAGCATTCCATGTTGAAGCACTTGTTATTCTGCTATCTGCTAAAGTTCCAGTCCAACCTAATGTTAAAGAAGTTGATTGTAATAATGCAGTTGTTGGAGTTCCACCTAAAGTTAAAGTTACATTTGTGTCATCAACTTTTGTTAAGGCTGCAGCAGTTACCGAAATTGCACCGCTTGTATTATTATAACTTATCGGACTTGTCCCACTTAAAGAAGCTAAAGTTATATAACTAGAACCATTTATTATTTGATTATTATTTAATTGTTGATGCTGCCATTTAGCTGGAGAACCGCCATAAACCCAAACATCATTTGCTGAAGGAGTTCCTGACTGCATATCAATTCCATGGATTCCGTCAACTGTTGGATTCGGATAAGTACCATTCAAATCACCGCCAGCAGTTCCTGAAGGTGTGCCACCTGAATATTGTGGAACGTTTAAAGTTGCTCCAACTAATGTTGCAGCTCCACTTGAACCTGTTGTTGTTAATGTTAAAGTATCTTGTTTTAAATTTAATGCTGTTTGAGTTGCAGTTGAAATTGGCTTGCTTACATCACTTGTATTATCAACATTGTTTAACCCAACCATTGATTTAGTTATTCCCGAAGTCGTACCTGTAAAAGTTTTATCCCCAGCTATAGTTTGTGGACTTGTTGAAATCACACCCCTTGCTGTTGCACTTGCATCGGGAACGTTTAAAGTTATTACTGGAGTTGTTGTTCCATTTGCTACCGATGAACTTAAATCAGTTCCACTAGTTCCTAAAGTTAAAGCAGCTACACTTGTAACCGTTCCACTTCCCCGCCACCTGTTGAAGCAATAGTTATTATTCCATCCGCTGTAGTGCCTGTAGTTGTTAAAGTTATATTACTTCCTTCAACTAATTTTATACTCCCACCTGTAGCCGATAAAGTTGCTGTATGTGAACTTGAATCTGAAGTATTTGCTAACGTTTGATTTCCTGTATTTGTACCGCTTGTATTTGTAATAACTGTTTGTTGAGCATCGGTAACATAATTTTTATTTGTACTTGCTGCTATATCAGCAGTAGTTGCATCCGCCCCTACAGTTACTAAACCTTTTGAATCATAAGTGATTTTAGTTTTAGTTGCTCCTGTTATAGCTGTATTACCAGTTACTTTAGTTCCTAAAGCTGTATTCAAATCAGTTTGACTTGCTAACGTTCCCGTTATAGCACCCCATGCTACAGCCCCAGCTGCACCTGGTCCGATTAAAGTTCCACCTAAAGTAGTACCGTCTCCGATATAAAACATTTTAGTGTCAGTTGTATAAGCGACTTCGCCACTTTCTAATACAACCGTAATCCTATCGGCATTCGTGCCACGTCTAATTCTTATTGCCATTTTATATATTATTAAATAAAGTTACCGCCATCTATTAAAGTATATGAAGTTGCCGCTGCAAAAGTACCGCCATCAATTAAAACATTGAAATTAGTACCGCCACCACTATATATAGGAATATTTAAAACATTACTTACTAAAGTAGATGCTCCACTTGTTCCCGTTGTTGTTAATGTTATTCCACTTCCTGCAGGCAAAAAAGATAAAGCACTTAATTGAGTAGTACCATCACCTAACTTGAATTGACCTGTTGTACTTAAATACGCTGGCTCACCAGCTTTTAAAACCATAGTTGGATTAGCTGAAAACCATGCTGAATCTTTTGGATCATATCTTAATTCTACTACTGCCATTATGTTAAAGTTTGTATTATTGTAACTGGAGCTGGATTAGTTAATGTTTGTATTAATTCTTGTAAAACTTCAATCGTATAATAAGAACCGCAAGGTACTACTGCAATTATATTTCCATCTTGATCTATTATTCTAACATCATCAGGATTAATAACTGAAGGCGAACCTGTTATTGGTAGTGAACAAGCATCCCATTCAAAGATTGATTTAAACTCAATATCAAAATACCAACCTGCAACCTCATCGTTAAAAGCATCTACAAAATCAGTTAAAGTTGCATTTGAATTAACATCAATAAGTTCTGAGAAATCAAATTGTTTAAAATAAATTAAAGTATCTAAAGCTATCTGTTTGCAGTCCGATAAGACTTCAAGTTGGTTTCTTAATCCCTTTTTGCTTTTATCACAAATGTAAAATCTTATAACAGTAATATCACTTGTACCCTCAACTCTATTAGGTTGTAAAGTACCGAATAGCATAGGATATTTAATTGACTGGCCGCCATTTAATTGATCCCACGGATCACCAAAGTACCAACTTTTAACTTGCTTGTGAGCAGTTGAGTATGTTGCTATTGTTGATATTAATTTGTTTAAGGTAAACATCTATTAATTTCTTATTTTTTTTAATGTACTTTTTAATTTCAATCTTTGTTTTTTTTCTTATTGCCATATAGGATTGTCTCGGTTATCTTGAATATTGCTATAATCTTTTTTACCTAAAATTCTTGTACCTAAATAAATATCAACATCGTAAGCATTTCGCTCAGGGAATATATCTGCACCTGTATTTGTGTTATAAGTTGGGTAAGTTGAATTATTATAGTTTAAATATTTTATCATTCTATCACCGTACATTTCACCATTTGTTTTCCAAATATTCATTAAGTATTCCATGTCGTTAGTAGGAATGGGTTGCCCGTTATCACTACTATTAGTCATTATGCCTTTGTTAGCATATCGGAATTTAAACGTTGGTGAGCTTTCATACATTATGTAATGGACCATCATTTTTAAAATGTAGTTATCAATTAATGTTTTGTAAGCTGCTGGAATTGTAGTTGCTGAATTTATATAAGCTAAGATATGTGTTTCAATAGTATTATATAAACTAGTTCCCAAAATGGGAAGTATATATTTATCTTGTACTAATTCAATAACTGGTGTTATTTTATCGTATTCAGTATTGTCATCAATAACCGAATGTCTAATTAAATAATCTTGACCTATCCAAAGTGTTGCCATGTTTATTTCTTTTTACGTTTTATTCTTGTTTCACCTACCCAAATGTGGCGGCACCAAGGAGTTGTTTCAGTTCCATCATTATAAAATCCACCTCTAAAATCCCAAGCATCTTCGCCAAATTCATTAGTATAGTTTTCAAT